CATCAGGACTATAAAAAGAAAAGAGGAAAAATAAATGCCAAACGTATTAGAATATTCAAAAATTTTCCAACCGGCATTAGATAAACAAGTCGTACAAGAATCAACTACAGGTTGGATGGAAGCAAACGCAAATTTAGTAAAATATAACGGTGGTAACGAAGTTAAACTACCTAACATCTTAATGGATGGATTAGCTGACTATGACCGTGCAACTGGTTTTGTTGGTGGAGATGTAACACTAGAATGGAAAACTTACACATTAACACAAGACCGTGGACGTACATTCTCAATTGATGCGATGGACGTAGACGAAACTAACTTTGTGGTAACTGCAGGTACTGTAATGGGTGAATTCCAACGTACTATGGTAGTGCCTGAAATCGATGCTTACCGCTACTCTAAGCTAGCTACATTAGCTATTGATGCATCTCAAACACGTTCATTAGCTATCACAGCTGACAACATTGTTGATGAGCTATTAGCTGACTTGAACGGTATGGAAGATGTTATCGGTGCTAAAGAAGTGGTAATCACAATGAACCCAATCTTAGCTGGTCAATTAGCTAAAGCTGGTAAAGATTACATTTCAAAAGCTATGTTAGCTAAAGGTGCATTATCAGTTGAAGTACAATCATTCAACGATAACGCAATTGTAAAAGCACCTTCTAAGTTATTGAAAACTGCTTTCGAGTTTAACGATGGTACTACTGTAGGGCAAGAGACAGGTGGATTTAAAGCAGCAGCAGGTGCTTTAGACATTAACTGGTTAATCTCTACTAAAGATGCACCAATCGCAATCTCTAAGACTGACAAAGTGCGTACATTTGCACCAGATACTAACCAAAAGGCAGATGCTTGGAAGATTGACTACCGTAAATATCATGACTTATGGGTACCAGCTAGCAAGTTAACATCAATTTACGCTAACACTAAACCATCAGTATAGGAGGTGTAACTTATGCGTACATTCCAATTAGATAACGTGGTTAAGAAAACCGATAACGAAGTCAAGGCTAATAAATACTTAGCCCTTGGCTTTAAGGAAATTGGTATTGAAGAAACAGAACAACCAGAACAACAAGAACAAACTGAAAGCATCGACTTAAACAAGTTAGATGCCAAAGGTTTGAAAGAAGTTGCTGATGAACGTGGTATTGAATACGCTAAAAATGCCACTAAAGAGCAAATGTTGGAACTTTTAGGGGAGTAGTCACTACTCCTCTTTTAATTTGAGGAGGTTTTAAGATGATTATTACTTTAGAAGAAGCCCGTAAACTTAATTCAAGTATTGAACAAGATGACCTAGATGCCTTTGAAACGAGTATTAGAGAATTGACTAATAACAGCTTTCAAAATAAACACGTACGCTTTAAAGGTGTCGAGTTTGTAAGTGAAAGCATCATTCTTGTCAAAGAAGTCATCAGAGGTTTGCGAGTTGGCGACACCATAGAAGTCAATTACAGCCATTATAACGATGGTTTGTTCACGGTGGCATCAATAGCTGGCAAGCAGATTACAGTTGAAGGAACGCCGTTTTTTGAAGCTAATTCAGGGCTTGCCATGGTGACTAAGGTTGAATACCCAGCAGACATCAAGCGAGGTATTAAGAAACTGATTGAGTATGATGTGAAAATGGCTGATAAAGTCGGCATTAAGTCAGAAACAATTAGCCGAATGAGTACCACTTACTATGATGTTAATGGTTCTGATAACACAGACGGTTATCCATCTAGCTTACTATCATTCCTTGAGAAGTATGAAAAGATGAGGTGGTAGCATGATGCAATCATTTACCATTGAAGAGTATACGCAAGATGATGACGGCATAGGCGGTGTATTTGAAACGTGGGCTAAGTTTAAGACAGTTAAAGGTTATCTTGACTTGGTAACAGGTACTGACATTAACGCCGTTCAGAACGCAATTATCGAGCAATCAACGCATGTGGTTATTATTCCTAGTTTTACAACAGGAATTACAGACAAAATGCGTATAGTTGACGTTGATAACAGATGGTACTCAATCACTTATGCTGATGATCCAGTTGGCCAACATCATCACAACGAGCTTTATGTGAAATATGGAGGTGTTATAGATGGCTAGTGGGTGGAAGTTTGAGGATAACAGCGCCAAGATAAAGGCGATGCTTGAATCAGCAAGTGAAGAAGCCATGGAAGCAGCAGGGTTAATGATAGAATCACAAGCTAAATCCCTAGCACCAGTTGGTAATAGTGGAGAGCTAAGAGATAAGATTAATCACACTGTAAGTCGTGAAAATGGTGTCGTGGTTGGTAAAGTTGGTTCGCCTACCGATTACTCAATATATGTTGAGTATGGTACTGGTGAAATGGCCGAGAATGGAGCTGGTAGAAAAGGTGGATGGGTGTATAAAGCGCCTGATGGTAAATGGTATTACACTCGTGGCCAAAAACCTCAACCGTTTTTAAGACCAGCTTTCAGACGTAACAAAAAGAACATTCAAGACATTGTTGGTAAGCACTACAAAGCTAAATTTTAGGAAGTGATGAGTTGATAGAATTTCTAAAAGAATTAAATCAACAATTTAGATTAGTCGTGCCAGAATCGTATCATGAGCGAAATAATAAGGCTACAGTCGTCTATCCATACGTTACCTATGACTTTGACAGTGAGGCCATAGAACGTAATGTAGACGGCTTTTATGTTGATGTAGACATCTTTGATAACAATTCAAGCTATGTTGACATCTTTCAAATCGAAGAAGCCCTTAAAACTCATTTCAAAGATAATCGCAAGTTGACGTATGATTTTTTCATCCGTTTTAATTTTTTGCGGTCTAACAAGATACCGACAGGCGACGACAATATTAAAAGACGTAATTTGCAGTTTTACTGCAAGATTGATTGGAGGAATAAATAATGGCATTAAAAAAGACAGGCTATAGCAATACAACATCTAAGAACTATTTAATTAACGCTGCAACTATCTATACAGGCGTAAAATACGATGAATTAGCTAGCGAATTCACAGGTACCTTGCACGGGGCCACTAGCGGTGGTGTAACGCTAACAGTTGAGCAATCTTATCGTGATATCGAAATTGATGGTACTAGCCACATGAAAGTAAAAGGCAACAAGGTGCTAGAATCAGCAACGGCAACTGTTACAGCAAACATGAAAGAGTTAACTGCTGAAAATATCCGTAAATCGTTAAACGGTACTATCCGAGAAGCTGGCGTTGGAGAAGCACCAGTTGGCTATCAAGTCATTGAAACTAAGCGCTATTTAGAAGATGGTGACTACATTGAAAACATGGCCATTGTTGGTACTTTAAGTGGTACAGATAAACCTGTTATCGCAATTTTAGACAACGCAATTTCGACTGGTGGGCTTGAATTAGGTACAGAAGATAACAATGAGGCAGTTGTTGAACAAACCTATGAAGCTCATGCGACTGTTGAGCAACTAGACGCTGATCAATACCCATGGAGAATTTTATTCCCAACGGTAGAGGCGTAGTAGAGTAACCAGCTGAATAATAGGAGGACTTTAGATGACATTAGAAATGCGCGAACTTAAGGGTGATGACTTATTCACCCTTTTATCAATTGTAGGTAAATTAGATATTAAAGACGAGTTTATTAAGATGTTTGAAAATAATTCGAATGCTGATAAAGTTGTGCCAATGGACAAGCAGAAAAAAGAGCCAACCAAGGCAGAATTAGCCAAACAAGAGGCGGAAGCTGAAAAACGTGGCATGGAAGTTATGGCCAACTTACTTCAAAAAGTATTGGTTAATATCAGCACGATTAAGAAAGATATTAATAGCTTGCTAGCTGATTTAACAGGTCAAACAGTTAAAGATATTCAAAATTTAGGTTTAAAAGAATACACAGCGCTTATTATTGCTTTCTTCAAGAAACCAGAGCTTGCTGATTTTTTCTCATCTATCGCATCATTAATGTAAATGATGGTGGCGAATTTAAACTAAAAGATACGCTATTTAAACGCTATGCTAATCCGTTAGACCTTATGAGTACATACTCATTAGAAGGTTTAGCGGATTTTATTTTGCAGTTATACGATGAAGAACGTGAAGAAGATCTTTGGGAAACATGGTTGCACAAAGACCAAAAAGACGACTTTAAAACGTTTAAGAAAAAATACTTTAAA